TCCGATATTGTAATTGGTGTTGAGAGAAACGTTAGTGGAGATACGTCAGGGGAAACTGTTTGTAGAATTTTAAAAAATCGTTTTGCTGGTATTACCGGTAAAGCGTGTATATTGAAATATGATAACGAGAAAGGGCGACTTTTAGAATATGACAACACCATTAATTTTTGATTTGGAAACAAATGGACTTGATCCTGATAAAGTTCATTGTTTAGTTATTAGCAAGGAAAGTAAAATACATACTTTCATTGGAAACCGAATACCAGATGGACTGGATATGTTAAGTGATAATTTAATTGTCGCCCATAATGGAATTAAGTACGACCTCCCAGTGCTTAAAAAACTTTATGGCTATTCCCATAAAAAGGAATTAGTACACGACACGCTAGTTTTAAGTCGCCTTATCTACCCTGACATAAAGGAACTAGACGTTAAATTATTAGCTAGAGGGCGTATTCGTTCTAATTTGGTTAATAAGCATAACCTTGAAAGTTGGGGTTGTCGCTTACAGATGGAGAAGGGCGATTACGGTAAAGCCAACACCAACGTATGGTCGTCCTTTTCCAATGAAATGTTAGAATATTGTATTCAAGATGTTAAGATAACTGAAAAACTTTACAATAAATTGATGGATAAAAAATTCAAAGATAAGTCTATTTCTTTAGAACATCAAGTAGCTTTTATTTTAAGAGAACAAGAGAAAAAAGGATTTGCTTTTGATAAAGATAAAGCAATTAAATTACACGCAAAGTTATTAGATAGAACTAATAAGTTAAAATCTAATTTAGAAAATTCATTTAAAAGTTGGGTTGTGAATTTAGGAATGTTCACCCCTAAAGTTAATAATAAAAGATTAGGATATAAGAAAGGAGTGGCTGTTAAGAAAACCAAAACGGTTGTCTTTAATCCATCTTCTCGTCAACACATCGCCAATAGACTTATGAAATTGAAGGGTTGGAAGCCATCTAAATTTACTGATGCAGGGCAGCCCGTAGTTGATGAAGAAGTTTTATCTGATTTAAAATATCCAGAAGCCAAAGAACTTTCTGAATATTTAACTTTAGAAAAAAGATTAGGAATGTTAGCTGACGGAAAAAATGCTTGGTTAAAAGTTGTGAAGAAAGGTCGTATTCATACCTATTATGTTTCAAATATTATAACTGGAAGAATGTCGTCAAGATTTCCTAACTTACAACAAGTTCCTAGTTTAAATACTCCTTATGGAAAAGAATGTAGAGAATTATTTATACCTTCTGATGGTAAAGTGTTAGTGGGCGTGGACGCTTCAGGACTAGAAGCTAGATGCCTCGCCCATTATATTTATAATTATAAAGGTGGTAAAGAATATACTGATCTAATTTTAACTGGAGATATTCATACTTATAATATGAAAGCTGCTGGATTAAAAGATCGTGCTTTAAGTAAGAGAATGTTTTACGCTATTCTTTATGGTTGTAGTTTTAGAAAATTAGCTGAAATATTAGACGTTCCTTTACACGAAGCTAAAATAATTTTAGATAATTTTTATTCCAAACTTCCATTTTTAAAAGAAATTAAAATAGATATTCTTTCAAAATTAGAAGATGGTGGAAGTATAAAAGCAATAGATGGACGTATCTTACAAATACGAAGTGGTCATAGTTCTTTAAATTCATTAATACAAAGTTGTGGTGCTATTTCTATGAAACAAGCATTAGTAATTTTATGGAGTGAATTGAAAGATTTAGATGCTTTTGTTATAGCTAATGTTCATGATGAATTTCAAATTGAATGTAAAAAAGAGTTGGCAGAAAAGGTAGGAGAGATTGCAAGACGATCTATTCGAGAAGCTGGTACAAGACTTAAATTACGAGTTCCCCTTGAAGCCCAATACAAAATCGGAAAATCTTGGGCGGAAACCCACTAATTATAGTTGGAGAAAATGGGCTTCTAATGCTTTAACAAACCAAATAAGACGCAGAGGTCATAATTGCGGATTAACGATTGATGAATTAATAGAAATTACACCTAGTCATTGTCCTTGTTGTTCTATGGTATTAGTACCTCAAGGACATTCTTACAACTCACCAACAGTAGATAGAATAAACTCAACTAAAGGATATGAATTAGATAATATTTGGGTTATTTGTTTTATGTGTAATCATACGAAAGGTAGGCACAAATCGCCAAACAGTTTATATAAAATAGCTGACGCTTGGCATTTTAAATTAAAGGAAAAAGGAGAGATAAAATAATGCAAGTTATTATTGTACTTACAGATGTTGGCGTGAAGAATTTAACCTACAAAAGAATTAGGACAGGTAGTTTAACTTATTCTATATTTGAGAAACCACAAGCAGGAGAAAAACTAGATGTTAGTATGTTAGATAGTCCTTCTGTTCAAGTAGGTAGTATGTTGTCGGCTTTTTTAAAGACCGTAGAAAGTCACGGTTATGTATTAGCTGATACAGTTATTAATGAAGAAAGAAAGAAAAATTATCCACCAGAAGATTTCAGACATCATATTAAAAAATATGACAATGTAATTGAAGTGGACTTAAAGAAATTTAAACCAAAAGGTAAAGGAAATTAGTGGTTGTAAAACACCTTAAACATAATAAAAATCAATTATCTTTTTCAGCTAACTCTATGAAATGGGTGAGAACTCCTAAAGAAATATGGGAACAGCTCTCAAAAGAATTTAGATTTACAGTTGACGTATGTGCTTCTGATGTAAATCATTTATTACCAAAATATTATACTAAAGAGAATGATGGATTAAAACAAGATTGGAGTGGAGAAGTAGCTTATATACACCCTCTATTTGATACTAACATTTGGCGTTGGGTTAAAAAAGCGTACGAAACTAAAAATTTTACAGGAGTATGTTTATTACCTGCTTCAGTTCATAGTAAATATTTTCACGAATGGATTTATCATAATCCTAATTGTGAAATTAGATTTTTACAAAAACCATCGAGAGAAGGTTTCCGTTTTGGACACGATGATGGAAAGCCAGATATTAATAGAGTTGGTTATATTAAACCTTTAATGGTTGTAATTTTTAAAAACAAATGAAAGAGGAATATTAATGAATAGTACATTATTAGTTGATGGAGATATAGTTGCATATCAAATAGCGTTTAGAACTGAAACCCCTATAAGATGGGAGAACGAGGTTTGGACTTTACATTCTGATGAAAGAGAGTGTAAGCAATTAATTGACGAATTCTTTATTACATTAAAAGAAGATACTCAATGTAGTAATGTTATAATTGCTTTTTCTGATTCAGCTAATTTTAGAAAAAAGATATTTCCTGAATATAAATTAAATAGAATTAAACAAAGAAAACCACTTACTCTTAAATATTGTAAAGAGTATATGAAAGATAATTATAAAACTTATATTAAACCAGCTCTTGAAGCTGATGATGTTTTAGGTATTTTAGGTACTTCTAATAAATTACTTAAAGGTACTAAAATAATTGTATCTACCGATAAAGATTTAAAACAAATCGCTGGATTACATTATAATCCTATTACTAAAGAATTTTTCAAAGTTTCAAAAAGAGAAGCTGAATATAATTTTTATATGCAAATTTTAACAGGCGACCCAGTAGATAACTATAAAGGTTGTCCGTCTTATGGTGAGGTAAAGTCAAATAGAGTTTTGTCTTTATCCAAGAACTACTGGAATACAGTTGTTAAATGTTACATAGGTGAAGGATTAAAAGAAAAAGATGCTTTAACCCAAGCCCGTGTAGCGAGAATATTAAAACATACGGACTATAACTTTAAAAAGGAGGAACCTAAATTATGGAAATCCAAAACAAATTAGATACTGGACAACCTATAAAAGCTAAAGACGTTTTAGAAGATGCTAAAACAATTGTCTCTGGAGATAGGCAAAAAACTCACGGAGATAAATTAATTAATCACGGTAACATTGGAAGAATGTGGACTGCATATTTAACTAATCATTTCGGTAGAGAAATATTTATTCGTCCCGATATGGTTGCAGATATGATGGAAGCAGCTAAAATTGCTAGACGACA